CTTCAATAGGGTCTTTTATTAGTGAAGGAGTATCTTCGATTGGATCAATCATCTTCTATATACCTCTCTACTTGAGATCCTTCTAGGGATGCTCCCTTTTCTGCTCTATCTAGGTATGCACTTCCTCTATCAAAATAAGAATCAACAGTTTCTTGCCACTCACCTTTCCCCATAGATATCTCAGTATCTTGAAGACCCAGTGCATCTCTTTCCATAAGATCATCAGCTTGTTTCCAGAATCTCTCATTCTCTGCATGATCGTATGTTTTTTGTATTTGATCATTCATCCTTTTATTCGTCTCCGTCTTTTTCTTTTTCTTATACATAACCAAACTCACATCTTCCACAGCCCCACCAATAGCTTTCCAAGTTTGTGTAACCATTATAGCTAGAGTATTATCTAATCCTCCTACAGTTCCTCTATGGATCTGAGCAGGAGCATTTCTGTTAGCTCTTCTGAATCGTGGATCAGTAGCTGCAAAAGTAGGAGAACCTATCTCTACGGTAGGATCTACTACTTGTACTGGTTTGTTTTGTTTAGCCATTATAGTGTTCCTCTCTTACTAAATAAGTCAACTATTTCTCCCAAAAGTTTACCACCCTTCTTTAGAATATCTTCTGTAGCTACTTCGTTTTCTAATGCTAGAGACCTGAAACCTTTTTGTATTACTTCAGAAAAGGGCTCATCTTTTATCTGAGCTTTATTTACAATTACTCTTGCTGCTTCTTCTCTTCCAATAAGTCCACTCTGGAGTCCAATAAAAGCATCGTTAATACTTTCATTACGTTGCTCTACTAGTTTCTTTCTAGAGTGCTCTACAACGGGGCTAATAAAAGACATCATAATATCTGAGCCTTCCATATTAACATGATATTGTTCATTCTTATTAGGAGTACTTCTCTCTAATTCTGGATGATCCGAGAGTCCCTCATTTAGATTGATTGCAGATAACCACTCACCTGTAGGTGTGTTTATTCCTATCCTACCATTATCATCTATACCCATAAATTCCCACTTATCATTACGTTCGATAGTCATTATATCTTCTAGGTGCTGTGTTTTAGGAACCATAGGATCTAGATACATATCCTCTTTTTTAAAGAACTCAAGTGCTCGTTGTTTTAGATTTGTTTTGTAACCCAGTGTTGCTGTGTGCATTGTATCTGCAGTAGCAAATTGATCTAAAGCTTCTAGAGTAGGAGCAAAGTGATCCTTAACCTCATTACTCCACGTAGTACTTCCATCCCGAAGAAACGAAAGTTTCTCAAGAGGATCAGAGATACCTATTAAGGTTTGGTCAATATCTTTTATCAATGCAGTCGTTGTTTGTTCTGGTGTCAGTGGAGATATTTTACCCAGTATTTTCCAATACTCTTCTCTATTATTTTCTGTAATAGTAAAAGTAACATCATTTAAGAAATCTCTATAAAGATCATCACCATCATACTTCGAGATGTAATCTCTAGCTTTCTCTAGTTGAGCATCGCTATATTCTTTCTGTACGATCTCACCTATCTCTGGTTTCTTTAAAAAATCTAATGACATATAGTTTCCCTTTCTACCTGTAAAACCCAACTATCGGGCTTATGCTTTAGCTGCTGCTCCTGCTACACTAGAAACACCGCCAGCTATACCTTGTATTAGAGCCATCTTATAAGCATCGCTAGGACTTGCTCCAACATAAGCACCAGGTCTAAACTGTGCAGCAGGAGTAAAGCCAAAGTCTCTTGTAGCTAGTGTTTGTTGATAGGCTTGTTCTCGCATTCGTCCCTTAAGTGTTTCGTTTACGTTCATATTCTCTCTTGCTTTATAGTAGTTCTGCATAGAACTACGAAGTAAGGCTCTAGCTGTAGCTGATTTTGCTCCTACTCTAGATACAAGTTCTCCTCTAAGATTGCCATAAGCCTGTCTCATACCTTTTGATAGCTCAGACGCTGCATTCTGATGTCTAAGATTATCCCAGAACTTAGTCTTTTCGCGTACAGATAATGCTTCTCTTGCTATAGCTTTATTGGTTGCCCACCTTTCAGCATGATTAAGAGTATCAAACCAAGCAGCATTGGCAGCAGTTTCTGCACGAGTTATCTCTTGCATTCTCCAGTTTTCGCGATCTATCATCGCCTTAACTCTAGCCTGTTGAGCTCCTGCGAAAGCTTGAAGGAGGACACTACCTCCCATTACATATAATGCTGGCATATTTCTATCCTCCTATACATTACCATCGTCTTGAATTTACTTCCCATACACTTCTAGGACCACTAGGTATTCCTCTATTTATAATAGCTCCTGAAACCTTATCCCCAAAACATCCTAGTACCCTATTATCTGACAGCCACTCCTTAACTATCCTATCTTTTTCTTCTTCCTTATTCTTAGCAATAACCGTATCTACATCTAGGTGTAGTATATCATACCAATGTTTTACTGCTGCCGCAAGTACGTCTACCCTGTCATCTCTAGCCAATGCTCCTCGGGCATCATACAGCCGTGTGAGCTGTTTCTGATTCTCTTCGACTGATATAGCCTTTCTGTCAAAGACCAGCCTGTGCTGAGCCATGACGGGCTCTATAGCGTCTAGCATTCTCGCTTCCTTCCGACCCATTACACGATACTCCTCGATGCCTAAGGATGATCCACATACCTCTACAGCTACAGGAGCTAAGAGTTGGCAGAACATGGCATCACCGAAGTTACTCTCTACATACAGAGATTTAATCTCGTAGCTACGGGCTAGCTTAGCTATCTGCATCAACGTAGCCTTATCGTAGCCACCGCTGTAGCCTAGTAATTCATGTATGAATATATATCCATTAGCAAAGGATGAGATACAGACTCCTGTTTCATCTCTACCCCTACCTGAGGGGTCTATAAACATCACGGTCTGTAGATAATCTGTAAAAGTATCTGAGATCCACATGGGTTCGTATACCATATCTCCCGCCATCCCAAAGGAGGGAACTTTCTTCATTGGCATAGAGTTAGCCCATACTATTTTTTCTGGACAGATGTCTTTGTTTACATCTATTACGATTAAATCTGATAATCGAAGAGGATATTTCTCTGCGTCTGCTAGAGAAGTATCTAGTTTATAGTGTAGAGCAAATAACCTGGGACCAATCTTAGCCTTACGATCTAGTAATACATCTAAAGGGAATCGTTCTGGTTGTGTGGGATCTCCTGCTTCACCGCCTATTTCCCATACCCATTTATTGATATCTTCACATTCTGCTGCATTACTCTTGTCTGGGATTACAGAAGGAAACTTTGTAACTGGGTATCCTTCCTTTAGTTGGTTATAGATAGAGTCTCTAATCTGAGGGGTTCCTAGAAAGATCACTCTTCCACCTACGTTTCTAATTTGCTCAAACTCAGACACCTTATTAAGAAGCCTATCTCTTGCACTTGTTGTTTCACAGTTACCTTCGATCTCTACATCGTCTGCTATCACATACTCTGCATGGCTTCCTGTTAATTGACTTGAGATACCTCTAGCAAAGCATGACTTATCTTGCCCTGTCTTTGAACGGCACTCTACATTAAAACCAAAAGCATTATCTGTAGTATTATCGCCTGGTTTTAGGTGCTGGCAATAAGGTACTAGGTCTAGAATCTTACGGGTCATGCTAATAAATTCAGCTGCTTTATTACTTGTAGCAGAGACAACCATGATTGTTGTATTAGGATCTTTAAGTAGAAACCAAGATGCGAGACAAGCTGTGATTACAGACTTACCGAAACCACGACCTGCCTGTAATTGGATGTCTCCATCATCACTTGTAAGAGCATCTGCCATTGCATATTGTGCAGGAGTAGGTTCACCAATTCCTAAGTATTTGAAACATCCCCAGAGGTGGTTCCTAAAGTCCTCTAGCATTTCTTGAGGTATATTCACGAAGCTTCTTTTCGAAATGGTATGCTATCTCTAAACCTATCCTCTAATATAGTCAGGGTTTCATTAGGTATAGAGTCAAGTTGATCTCTATTATCCGTAATAATGCCACGAACTACTTGATACAATCCTGGTGTACACTTAGAAGAATCATCTAAATCTTCAAGCATTCTTTCTATAAGAATATTTTGTAATCTTTCTATTCGTTGTTTCTTATTCACTGTTAACTCCTATTATAGCGTAGCTATATTATGCTCAAATATATTATTTATACCATCCAAGAATCTCGTTTTGTTATGTAGTTCAGTAGATCCTACTCGCCGCCAAACATTATTCATAATAGCGGTATTTTTACAAATAGAAACATTAGTTTCAAGATCTGCATTATCCAGATACATTGGATATGGTCCTCCATATATCATGTTATTAGTAATAAGTGCATTTTGGATTACTTCACCATAATCTGTAGCTCCACCAAGACGAATATTATACATATTATAAGCTCCATCATAGCAGCTTATATTATTTCCGCTTATAAGCAGATTAGTAATAGTAGCAGGACCGCTTCCACCATAAAGAGAAACATATATACCAGCATTTGCAGCAGCCCCTGCATTTCTAAGGTTCCCATTCGTTGGATGCTCCCAACCAATATAGTTATCAAGGTAAGCTGTTCTTGGTGTATTTACTATTGTATTATTACTAAAAGTTAAACCCTCAACCTTAGTAACAGTACCACTAGTTATTACACTATACGTGATTCCAGTATGCCACGTACTTACATCATTGTTACTTATATCTGTACCTTGCACAGTAGATGAAGTAGTAGTACTTCCTCCACCCTCTCTTACTTGTATACCAGTATGCCACGTATCTCGAACTGTATTATTACTAACTATGGGTCCATTTACTACGTTATTCCCACTTAAAAATCCTTGTCCTCGGTTTAGCACATCTATTCCATCGTACACTATAGGAAGAGCTTTACCAACCCAATCAGAGTTTACTACATCTCCCAATGCATAATCATGACCCCCGTCTTTAGCAGTTCCTGTTCCTAATGAGTTATAGGCACCCTCTACTGCGGGTACCTTTTTACCATATATTCTATTACCCTCTACACGTATATTAGCACCCCATAGTTTTATTCCATACCATGTTCCAGAGGTACTAGAGTTCCTATAGTTGTGAAGAGTAGGGCTTATTGTTCCTAGCTGAATATCATTATCTATAACCGTAATATTAGTGATTATATCAGAGTCAGTCCTTATTGCTGCGCCAACATCTCTAAACTTGCAGCCTGAAATTAGTATATCACTACTAGATTGTCTTATAGTAGATGCAACAGTGTAGTAATCAAACTTAATAGCATTCCTACACCCAATAAAAGTACAGTCTTTTATAGTAATATTTCTAGAGGTAGTTACAACTATACCATCAGCAACAACATTTCTACTTTTACCTACATTTCTAAACGTACAGTTTTCAAAAGTTACATCATTGCACCAGTATAGTGGTACTGCCTCACTCCAATTATTGAATGTGCAGTTTTTAAATGTTAATCCGTTCATATATCTGAATCTACATGCATAATTCTCTTGTATAGAAAGAAAACCTAAAGATCCCCCATCTGCTGCTGCAGAAGAAAACTCAGGAGTATTCCAGCCACCTGCTCCGTCATCTCTTCCTTGTAGACCATCAACCCATTCACCACCATCACCAAATCCCATCTGAGTTCTAATGACATTTGGAGGATCGGCTGGATGAATAAATCCATATGAGACACCATTAATATCTGTATGGTATCTTGGAGTAAATGCTGCAGTTGCATTATCTACAATATCTATTCCATCCATCCGCATAACAAATAATTGTCCTACTGGAAGATTATGATTCTCTGGTAAAGTAACTTTGAAGTATCCATGAGTACCGCTACTAGCATTGATTCCAACAATTGGATCCGTTCCTAGTTTCCAAGCTCTGCCTACTGTATTGTTAAAAGTAACATTCTCAAACGTAACGTTCTCACACTTAGGAGTTATCCCTCCCGTAAAATGAGTATATGTGAAGCCAGATACTACAAATGTACCTGTATTTTCACTTACATCAACATTATCTACCAAAGAACCTTTGATCTTTGTATTGCCATTCTCTCCTAAATGGGAAGCACTAGCGCCGTTTCTTTGTGTTAAAGTTAGAGTACCAGTACTAGCTGCAGCTAGCATCCATTTAGTAAGTTCATCGTTATTATTTATAGCATGTGCTATATTAGCTGCATAATCTGTACCGCTATCATCATGGTCCCATACAATTGGATCAGCTTCGGTTCCATCACCGTCTGCATATGCAGAACCAGCTTTTAAATGCCACTCTTTTTGATCTGCTGTAGTTAGAATTAATGTTTTATCTTCAGCATTGTCAAGATCTGCAGTAACACTTCCTCCTGCACCAAAAGCAAGACTTGCTGTAGCCGTTGTAGGAACTGGATTATCGTCGGCAGCTGTGCTAGGTCTCAGTGTTTCTATTTCAATACCGTCTCTATCATAAGTATATAACAATGGATACTTTAGATATATCTTTTGGTAGTCAACCCTTGTTACTACGTTCATCTCAAACGTGGGATAAGTATATCCCGAAGAATAGTCTCTTTGATCTGAGGATAGTGGTGCTGCATTTATTTCTATAAGACTACCTGGAGGAAAGTTTTGGACATCATCTACAGGGATTTCCGTGTCTCCTGCATTTATTACTGCACTTGTAGTAGTAGTAGTGACAGCAGTTAATTCTACTTTTAAATTACTTAATTTAATATTATAACCAGTTAAATCACTAATAGCTAAGGGCCCGTGCCCATATATTTTTATAGCATCATCT